TGAATGACATCCGCATCAGATTCAATATCTCCAGACTCCCTCAAGTCTGACATCATTGGACGCTTGTCCTGTCGTTGCTCTACGGCCCTAGACAGGCTCGATAATGCAATAACAGGACACTTGTACTCACGGGCAATATCCTTCAACCCTCGGCTGATAACACCAATATCACGTGTTCTGTTCTCAGACTTGTAGGCTGAAGGCATTGCTATCATCTGTAGGTAATCAACAACCACCAAGCCAACATTAAATGATTTTTGGGTATCTCTAATTGCGTCACGTATTCCTCCAAGGGTGACAGTTTTATCTGCGACAATCCTAACATGAAGTGACTTAGCCTCCTGAGCTACGACCTGTAGCTTATCCTTCTGATAGTTATTCAACTTCTTAGTCTGAATAACTTGGCTGTCTACTTCACTGTAGATCGACAACATACGTGCTGTAACCATGTCCTTAGACATCTCAGCGCTAACAATCAATACACCAACCTTCTCATCTAGAATACGCATGTAACGAGCGGCGTTCCAAGCATATTGCAAACCAAGACTAGACTTACCCATAGAAGGTCGGCCACCGATGATGATTAACTCTCCATTACGCCATCCTCCTGTTACAGAGTCTACTTCCTCGTAACCACTAGGAACACTAAATGTTGTTTCATCTTCTTCCCTACTAATGGCTGCGTTAGATGCTGACAAAATTAATTTAGATAAATCATCAGTTGTGGTTCCGGAATTAGTAAACGACACAGAGTTATTTAAATCAGTAATGATTTTGTCAATGTCAGAATCGCAATCAGATGCTTTCTTGCTTGCTAACTCCGATGAAAAGATAATCTCTCTACGTCGGTGATAATCAGTTACTAGCTTGACGTAACTCTCGTAGTTAGATGTTGATGGAAGTAACTCAGCACACTGCATAATGTATCCAAGTCCACCACATGCCTCTAGTGCGTTACGCCTTGTTAGTTCCTCATTTACAGTAACAATATCGATGTCTCCACCAGATGCATCAATGGCTGTGTAAGCCTCCCATATAAGACTATGAGCGACCCTGTAGAACATTCCTTTATCAATATGCGACAAACTCTTCCATAACTTCCTGCCTCCAAGAAGAACAGACGCTATAAGTGATTGCTCACTCATAACGTCCGATGGGATTTCTATGTTGAAGCCAAGGCTTCTACTTGTTTCTTTGTTCATTAATGTATTCCGTTAATCGTACTATCAAAACTTCATTGATTACTTCTTGTAATTGCTGTCCCTTAATCGGTGACTCTACCCGCCAAGCTTTATAGCCACCAGTCTTCTTTAGGACTAATACTACTGTTGGGTGAAGTAATTTCTGCTCGATACCTAAGCGCATACCTTCACAGATGTCGTGTGTAATCATGTGTGGTTGAGCATCTCCATACTTCTCAACCGCTACATATAGTAATACCTCAGATGGAGTAGGCCGAAACTTACACCTAGTAAGAATCCTCTGACATCCACCTTTGATATCTTCGTCTGTTAATCCATTGATAGCCACGCGATATACCGTTTGGCTTGTTTCATTCCATTGAATACTACTTGGTAGCTGTGATAATACAGCCAATAATTTATCCGTCATTGTCATTGAACCACTCCTCTATATTTGTTGGTAAACCACTGATTAGAACCAGTGGAAGAGCATTTGTCCCCCAGTGTTTCCATAATGATCGAACTGTTACCATCTCTGCATTCTTCCATTTACTCAGTAAAGTACTTACCCGTATTTCAACGTCAGCTGATGTGACTCCAGCCTTATGCATCTGCCATATGGTTAGGCGTACATCTTTCCACTCCTTTTCTGTAATTGCTGACTCAGACACTATCCCCCACCGTGCTCGCTTAAATGCTTTGTATAAAGGAAATGCTGGATCATCTTCCTTTACTGGTTCTAACTTCACTTGCTTGACTGATGTAACCTTCACGTCTGGGTCATGATCAACAGAATCAGGAAACAGTTTGTATCCATTGCTTGTTGTTCTCCCATTAGGAGAAGTTCTTGCATTGACTTCAAGTAATCTTTTTTCGTTTATCTTCATAGCTATTAGATAATGCAATGCATTCTTAACTGTAGTCTCTGACAATCCAGTGCATTCAACAAGCCGTCTAATACTTGGCCAACAATAACCTTCATTATCTACATGCATAACTAATGCCATGAACACAACAAACCCAGACGGAGTAAAACTTGTTATGTGATCAATGAGTAATCTATCTATTTGTACAAATCCAGATGATTTGCCACCAGACAAGCCAAATGACTTGCCGTTAAATACGGTGATCATTGTTTACCTTTAATTGTTATATGGACATTCAGCACAGTACCTCTGTACTTTTACATCATTGTCTTCAGCATCTAATGCTGCAGTTAATCTTTCAAGACCTTGTCGATAAGAACTAACTATCTCAAGTGCTTTATTGGCATCATCAACGGTCCAGCCTTCAGGAATTGTTATCTGTTTAATTGGTTTCTTTTCTTCTTCTGATTCACCTTTTAATTCTTTTTCAAAGTCGGTTACTGATATGCCACGAGACTTAGCTGATTCTAGTAATTGTTTTTGTTGTTCGGTACCGACATGGGCAACAAGCCTATGATGAGTCCAACTAATACCAGCCACACGGTTAGTAATAGGCACACGACTAGCCACCCAACTCCAGTTAGCAAGGCTTTGGTAAGCACAACCAGTTGCATCCATTGCTTGTGCGTACTTTTCGCCATACCGTTTTTGTCCATAATTTAATGCGTCACCAATTGCAAATTGAAATGCTGTTGTAAGTTGTTGAAGTGTGGCCATAAGGCGTAGCCATTGATCATACTCAATGTCCTGATTAAACTGTAATCCAATATCGGTTACGCTAACGGCGTCTGGAATACTGCCAATATAAACTAATTCATCACTCATTTTATTTCCTTTATGGATACAAAAGGACCACGGTGTTGATGTCCGTGGTCCTTCATTTGGTAGTTGTGCCCCGTTGAATATTGGTACGGGACACAGCAATCTTACTCTTCAGTATCGGTTGCTGTCAATGATTTAATGCTGAAGTTTTCAGATGCTTCAGTCATACTGAATAACTCAGGATACTCTTCAACCAATGTGAGCTGTACTTCTTTCGGTATCTTGCTTTTGTATACTTTGTGCTCAACTTTTATGGCATCAAGAGATAAAGGTATGACATATGCTGCTTTCTCTTCGTTAAGTATAGAAAACGTAGGAGCTGATGTGCGAAATGCTACTTGACCCCATGGGCACTTCCATGTTTTAGACTTACCAGTTAGTTGCTGCTTAGCAAAGTCTGCAATCTGTGTGCCATAACGTGCTTGTAGCCATGTCACCTTACGTTCCTTGTCTTTGACCATGGACTTATAACGATCTACTACTGATTGCATAGCCAGTTGCTCTGCTTTTAATTCAGTCTCGTATTTTAGTAAACGCTGTAAAGCTAAAAGAACGTCATCTTCTGTTTTAAGTTCCTCGCCTAACCAGCCGTCAACTGGACCGGCATATTCGCCGGTCTCAATCTCGTAGTAACTATCGCCAATAATGTCAAACTTATTTGGGTCCAATTTAATCCTCCTCTGCCAAGAACACCGACTCTGCTTCTTCCGGTGTATTGAAACCTTGCAATACTTCTACTACAAGGCGTAAGTTCTCGTCTGTTGTATCGATGTGTCCAGCCAACTTAGTAAATACACGCTTCATGTCTGATGGCGTAATACCAGAACCCCAGATTCGCTTGCACTCTAAACCAAACTGCTTACCCGGCGTAAGTGTGGAAGCCTTACTTGTTTGTGGTGCGTCAACAATACGCATATCACCAGCTGGTGTAACAGGCTCTTCTAGCTCCTGAGCAAACAATGTTCCATACCCACACAAGGCTAATGCTCGCCCAATGGCGCCCGTTTCTGCCTTCTCTCGGTAATCAGCAAAGTGCTTTTCATGTTCTGTTTTATGAGCAGTTGCAATACATATGTGCTGCGGATGACATATCTGAGCATGAAATGTGCAATAGTCAGCACCGGATAAATCCGGTACTGCTTTTGTTATTATGCTCCAGTCTGGATGGTCTTCACGGAACCATGCAATGCGAGCTGCAACGGGCAAGTATTGCTTGCCTTTAAGATTAATAAAATGATCTCTTGGATTAAACATCATTACTTCTTTCTTTTTGAACCATTGTGTCGTGCATTATTTTGCTCCAACCCATTTCGTGTCGTAAATTAAATTTAGTTTCATCAGTATGTACATCAGTAAACTGTTTAACTAATTGCATGAAAGGAGAACAATGCAAAGTATAAAAACCTTCAGCAAAATCATTATCAAAACTTCCTGAATACAAATTTAATTCAGCCATCAACAAGACTGGTGTTAATGCAACAATTACTGCATCATCTTGTGTGACAATTTCATCTTTGTATTTAGCATATAACCAAACATTTGTTGGATCAGTGACAAGCCGTTGAGTTGGTACATATGTTGTTGATATTTGTATGCCTGATGTAATTCCAGATAACAGCATTAATTTACTGTTGTAATTAATAGCTCTGTACATACTGAATAATTCAGCACACGCTACATATTGTAATACGTAATCATCTGGTCCTTCACCATTGTTATTTAAATATTCAATTGCATCCAGTTTATTTGTCCATACATTACAAAATAACCATGCTCCTAAAGGAGTACACGATACAGATTTATTTTTTGTTGTTGATCGAGCTATATAGCACATTTCATGACTTTCCAAGTCTAGCCAAACGTCATGATTATCTAAATCCATAGGCCAACGTCGTTTTATATCCAAGTTACTTTCTCCAATTTACTTTCAATATTTAATCTATTATCTATAGACATTACTTTTTGTATTACATCTTCTAGTGTTCTACATATTGTAGTTATTTCTTTGTCAGCAAAATCTTGCTGTTCTTTTCGCACAACTCCTTTCTCTGTTTTTAGTTCTATTCCAACAGCAATACCTTGCCATTCTTTTTTGTGCACATATATGTCTGGTGCACCTACTGTGTTGCCTTGCCATCCAGTTGAATGATGATAGCTTTTACATGTAGGGCATCGAGTTTTACCGCGTGACTTGCCAACTTCTATGACAATGTAGCCACATGCAGTTAGAAGGGTTTTGACTTGCTGTTGGAATACAGCTTCATTACTACGTCTCATTACTTACGAATAAACTTTTCCTGTGCGTATAAAGCTAAGAATGCTATTACGATAGCAATAAGTCGTAGCAAACATCCAATTCGTGGATTATCTTCTGACCTCAAAATGTAAATACTCCCACACTTTATCAATGTGGTCTACTTTTGAACCGTCAGGCCATATAAGGTAACCTGCCACTTTCATAGCAACCTTTGCTGACAATGCTGTCGGCGCTCGCAATAATAATCGTAGTACTTCTGGATATAACATTGCATTATGCAACGCCAATGTTGTTGACGGATGCATATTGCTGTACTCATACTCTGCAAAACGTTCATATTCATCACCTGTGATTTTAAATTGTGTATTGTTCTGTGTTTCTTTAGTTAAGTCATTGTCTATGTGTGTCTTACATAGTAGTCTCCATTTCCACGCATTATTCATTAGAGCAATGATGTGCTTGCGGCTCCATGTAGACCAACTATTTGGTGACATTAATGCATATACACGAATGTCTCCTTTCATATTTTTTTGTTGCGCAAGTATGATCCAGTGTTGGTATATAACTTTTGCAACAAATTGATTACTTACCGTCACGCTGTAACCTACACCTTTAACGGTATACGCTACAGCATGATGATTACTTCGTTTACGTGTTGGCATTAAAACTTAGGATGCAACACACCCTTATGGCGTGTTACACAATAACCACACTTCCATGGTGGCGTCCATTTACCTGATAAGAACTCATCAACAAGCTCGGCTACTGTAACTCGTGTTAATGTGGACTCATCAAACATATTTTTATTTTTGTCTGTAATCCATATAATCTGATCATTACTCCAAAATAAGTTATCTATGGTTCGTATATTTTCTGCAGACTCAGGAGTACCATCCCAATCCTTTGGCATGCGGAAAGTAGTAACCTTAAGTCTCCATTGTGGCCACGATAATGAAACCACACCATTCAATCCAATTAATGGTTCTAATTTATCCCAACCATCTTTGTAATCACTGTTCCTCTTCATTGCATTCAACAAATTAATTAATTCTTGTAACATAAAACCCTTTCAATAAATAAATGTAATACTTGTATTGTATCGCATGTGTCAGTCACACATACATTCTTCTTCCCAACCATTGCAACACTCGCATGGTGTATATCCCATTGCTTGTTTGTCATCATCAGTTAGCTCATCATTTGATCGTTGTGCATATGTGATGACACCTTTTCTGGAATATATTTCACCAATAAAGCACATGCCGGGTTCGTTGTAATACAAATCAAACTTTAAATGTGGATACTTAGCAGCCATGGTTGTAAACCAATTGGTAGGTGGTCCCCATGCTGTATCAAAGCCGTATCGCACATCACGCTTAATGCTTATAAGCTCTTGACAAGTAACTGCATTCCACTTAGTGCTCCAATTGTTTATAGACCAGTTGTAGTTTGTGTTGCCATCTTCCTCATCTGGCATAGGTACTGAACCATTAAAGTCCACACCTTCGTTCTCTTTGCTTGTGTTCTCTAGCACCCATTGCTTTCGTTGCTTTGCTGTGCCACCAAATATTACTAATGTGTTATCGCACCAATTCGGCATTGTGTTACTCCTTATCCGTAAACTATCTCACCAAAACATATTCCTTGAAGCAGCGCGTCAATCACATCTTGATCAACCTGTTGCTCTTCTTCAAAGGATCGATCACTTTGCATCCATGATTTTTTAAGGTTATCTAAAACATCGAGTGGAGATATTGTATGTATCTCACCTTCGTCATCATGTATGTCTATGTACCAAAGGTCAGGTTTACTAACCCAAGCTGCATGCCACTTCTTGACCCACTCACAGTGATGTAATCCTTCTGTGATTTGGTCATACCAAAACTCGTTGTCGATACTACCTACTACCCACTTGATGTGTGTGTCACTTGCTTGCATTTCGTTCTATCTCCTCTATTGCTTGTGTAAGCCGATCCCAATTCGTACCAACATGAGCATCAAATGTGTCGTGTAATACTTCGACTACACCTCCCCATTTATCCCAGTTGTCTGCTGCAGACTGTGCAAGTTCATGCCCAGTTGGGTATCCACCATCAGTTTTTAGTTGCAATGCAAAATCATATGGTCCCCATATCTCAATGTAAAACTGCGGGTATTTCTCCCGCAGCCATCGCAACTCGTTCTGGAAGTTCTCTTCGTCTTGATCAATCTCTTCTACTGTCATGGCACTGGCCACCCTTCTGGTTCTTCTAACTTGCATGCAAGACCTATGTCATGCGCACTGAATATGTCATTCCACTCGCTGTATGTAGAGTCATTGATGTACTCCCACATAGCCTCATTGAATTCCTCTACAGTCTGTTCGTGATACACGGACTGAACTAAGGCGAGAAACTTTACGATCTCATCTTCCGTAACTTTGACTTCGCCTTGTATTTCTTCTTCGTTGATAAAGCAACGTACTGCTGCATCGGTATATCGAACGACGCACGTATTAAAGATACGCCTGCCAAGTGCGGCCATGAAGTATGCGCCATTGGCTGGCGATAGGCACTCACCGTCTTTGGTGTAGTGCCCTTGTCCGTCCCAGTGGTCAGTTGACCATTCGTCGTTGTCTGCTATTGAATAGAACATGTTTATTTACCTTGTGTTTAATTAAACCCAGCGGGATGCTGACCCGTGGGCGCGGATGACGATATCGCTATCACCATCACATTGGAGAGACTTGGGGCAACGTACGCAAGTCATATGCACCATCTGCAACATGTTACGCATCTTCCTTGCCTCGTTGATGAATGGGTCACT